CAACTACCCATCGTATCGCTCCTTTGCGTCATTCTTCACGGCCCAGGCCCGGGCCGCCTGCATCATGTAATCCAACGTATTGCCGGTGCTGTAGCCGATAAGCCCGCAAAGCGATTCTGGCGCATCGTCAATAACCTCAAACAGCTCCTTGCGATGTTCTAAATCCTTCTCCGCATGAAAGCGGACGCAGCGTAGCAATTGTTTTCCGTGTGCCTGCTCCAAGGACTCTATCACCTCTATCGGTGTAGGATCACCCTCGAGGACCGCCATATGCCCGAGCAGTGCTGCAGGGTGTGCATGCTTGAGCAGATAGTATTGTGATCCGGCCATCGCCATTGCCAGTTTGTGTGGCCACTCCGCAGGGACATTCACGCCGGCAGATTTAAGATCTTCCCGCAGCCATTTGACGTGATCACGCTCCTCGTCCAGGTGAGATCTGTAATATTTCGCGAGACGTGAATGGAAGGAATTCCGCGGTAGCAGCTCCAGCCCCTCCGCGGCTTCTATCAGAAGCTGCTCACTCGCGGCGATTACGTCATGCAGGAAAATCAAATTGGCAATTACCACAGTTATCCGGCTCGTATCGATGGTAAACGACGTGCGCTTAACACTGCGGATATTCTCCAATAAAACATCGGAAGACTGAGCCATACCGGCGATCAAAATGCCGCCAGCCCGGCCGCAATGGCACCAGGGAAGATGCCGGAGGGGCCGCCGATCGCATTAGCGATGCCGAGCCCGCCCGCGAGGCCGCCGAGGATATTGGCGCCGGTATTGGAATAGTAGGGCTGCGCGGTTTGGCTCGTCCCGGTGCCCCCGAGCGCACCCCCGAGGAGACCTGATTCATTTTGCAACGGCAGCCACGGCGCATTGTAAGCGGCCTGGAACTGCTGCTCGGGGAATCCGGCAAAACTCGGCGCCTGCGCCAGAGCGTTGGTAAGCCCGACATTGCCTTGATTGAGCAAATTACCTGCACCTGTAAGTGCCGTGTTAGCGGTCCCGTAACCGGCTTGTGCCGCCGTTGCCCCAGCACCCAGACCGGTGAGACCCGCATTGAGATAACCCAACCCAGTATTGGCCGCGTTACCCATAAACGCGTTTTGCGCGTTGTAGCCGGCCTGTGCGAGATTTCCGCCGATCTGATAGGCATTGCTCAGCGCGTTGGTGCCGCCAGCAATCCCCTGATTGATCAGATTGCCCCCTGTCGTGTATCCCTGATTAAGCAGGTTTCCGGCGGTGCCGTAGCCTTGATTCAGCAAATTGCCGCCTGTGGTATAGCCCTGGTTGAGCAGGTTTCCCGCGGTGCCGTAACCTTGGTTCAGCAGATTGCCTGCATTCATCACCCCTGCTTGGGCTAGCTGCCCCGAGGTGCCAAGTGCGTTGGTCATATTGCTGATGCCCTGGCCGTAGATGTTGCCTAAGGCTTGCCCGCCCCCCAGAGTGGCCTGGAGCCCGGTGTTGTAGGCATTGTTGGTGATGCCCGAGACTGCATTGCTGAGCGCCTGGCCGAGGCCGTACTGGGCCTGGCCCTGTGCATTGGTCTGCGCCCCCGAGCCGTAGCGTCCGGCACCCTCGAACTGGGAGGCGACCTGAGGTGCGGTCGCCGTCTGATACTGGTTGACCAGCGGCTGGGTCGCCGCCTGGATCATCCCGGCATAGGCCGGGTTGGTCGACGGGTTGATGTACTGCCCGCTAGCCAGGCCGCGCAGACCCGAGCTCAGCGCCGGGTTGGCGAGCGCGGCGCCGGCTGTGGCGTTGAGCCCCATTTCTGCAGGATTCCCGGCCATGGCCGCCTGACCCGACAGGCTTGACAGACCGCCGAGCGCTCCCGGGGCGAGCCCGGTGAGCCCACTCACCGCGCCCTGTCCCAAGCCTGTGAGCTCACTCAACGCACCGGGGGCCAAACCGGTGAGTGCGCCTGTCGCAGCCTGGCCCATGCCCGGCAGAGTGTTCATCGCGTAGTTGCCGATGCCGCTCAGCGCATTGGTGGCGGCGCCGCCATAGCCTTGCAAGACGGCGTTTGCTTGGTTCCCGGCATTCAGAAACTGGTTCTGCCAACCGGGCGCCTGACCGGCCGCGTTGTTCGCCAACGCTGACAGCTGCCCGCTATAGTCGAGCCCTTGGCCGATGGCCCCCGCGGCATTGCTAGTCAGCTGCCCGGCCTGCCCAGCCGACGGTATGCCGGCGGCGATTTGGTTCTGGTACTGCTGCATCGCGGCCGGCATGATGTTGCCGCCGGCCTGGGCAGCGTTCCAGCCCTGATTCCCTGCATATTGCCCCAAATTGTAGAGGGCATTGTAGGTGTTATCATTCGGGTTCTGCCGCAGCCAGTCAGCCGACCCCCAGAGGCTCTGAAGAAACGGCAGTTGTGCATTGGCGGCCGGGTTTTGTTGTTGGACGGTCGTCGTGGTTTGGCCACTTGGTGAGCCGCCTTTTCCCATCGCTTACCCTCCGGCTCGGCGGCGCACGATGACACCGTCAAGCTCAAAACCGAATCTGATCCAACCCTTGCGCAGAAAACCCATGACGTCCGAGCATCCAGCGGCGAGTGCCTGGGCGTCGATGACCTCGAGCAGCTGCTCATGCCAGCGTTTGAGCCCGGTACCGGCGACAAACGGCACTTCGAGCACCCGGCAACGCGGGAATTGACGCACTTCGGTCGCCGCAGCGGCGACAATCCGGCCGCCATCGCGCACCACGATCAGCGACATGCGCCCCATCATCACCAGCTGCAGGATGTCGATCGGTTCGTAGGCCTGTGCCCGGTCGGTCGCGCGCTTGAGGATCGGCTCGACGATCGGCCAGCAACGCGCGAGCTCGTCGACCGGCGGAACGTCGATCGCGATATCGTCAGCCAAGCAAACAGGCGATAAATGTCTGATCGGTGTTGGGGCTGTTGGCATGATTGATCGTGGCCATACCCTGCGTCGTCGTGATCCAAATCGAGCGCAGCGCATCGGAAGCGTTGAGGGTCGCGGGCATCAGGCCGATGTAGGTGTAAGGGCCGATGCGGCTGTCCTGGACAGTCGATTGGGTGGCGCCGGCCACCAATGTGACCCCGAGTGTGGCGCTGATACCGCCGCGCAACACCTGATTGATCGCCGCGGCGTGTCGCACCGTGGTCGCGCGACCGCTTCCGACATCGGCCGGAACAAGGGGCACGACGGGCGGGCGAGTGATCGTTGCGGCCGGCATCAGCGGATACCTTCCGGTCGCGCCACGACGTCGACGCCCTGCAACGAGTTGAAGTTGGCGCCGGCCGGCAGCGTCAGTTGAAAGCGGACATAACGCCCGGTGCAACGTTGCGGGCAATTGCCCAGCACGTTCTCCGGCACGGCCCCCTGGTAGACAACCGCCTGGCGGCCCATCTCGCGCGTGCCAACCGCCACATGCGCTGGCACGCTCGCGTCATGGAGCGGCCTCACCCCGGTGATGCGCGCCCGACGGTCGGGGAACAGCTGTGCCTCGGTCGTGGCGATCGTCGCCGCCATGCTCGGCCCGTTCGCATAGTTCTGAACATGATTTCCATCAAACCAGCCGAGGAGCGCGTTGCCGCTCGTCCATGCGAGGCTGTCGAACGAAAATTGGAGTTGTTCTAAATTACCAAGCGCATCGAGTTGATCGAGGTTGTAGCCGCCGATCGAATAGGTGTTGGCCTCGATCCACTCGACCGGGATCGATGTCAGATCAAGCAACGACCAGCGGGACAACTCCCAATTATAGACCAAGCAGCGGTTGAACAGACCATTGTTTTGCCGACCGTGGTAAAACCACAAGATCAGCTTGCGTCCCGGGTCCCACGTTCCCTGGACATTACGCAGATAGTTCACGTCGAGGTCGTTAAAGAATGTGCGGTCGATCTTTTGCGCGCCGATCGCGCTCGAGCTCGAACCGTCGAAGGCGTAAAATCCTTCGTTGCCCAGATAGTAGACCACCGAGGTAACGACGCCGCTGCTGTTGGCGAGCCGCCGCATGACCACCGAGAGCGGCGAATCGGTCCCGGCGGCACCCTCGGCGACGGCAAAATCGAAGATCGCCGGGCTGCCGGCATATTGAATCCGATAGATCCCGCGCTCGCACAGTGCCGCGCCATCGGCGGCCGAGAGATGCCCGCCGACCACCTGGGTGATCGCACCCATGTCGGTCTGCACGAGGTCCTGATAATCGGATTGGAGTTCGATCGCTACGTTGCTGCCCGGCGGCGGCCAATTGGTCGGATCGCCGATCGCTGGCCAGTGCAGGCGATACGGCACCGCACCATCGGCACTGTCAAAAGTATTTCCCAGCATCAAAAAGTCGCGGATCACACAGCAGAACTTGGCGCGGGGTGCTGTTGTCGAGAGGGTGCTAAAGGCTGTGTCAGTGCCCGCGAGATAGGTCTTGACCGGATCGTTGTAGTTGGTGGCGATGATTCGCTTGCCGAAGGAAGTCATCTGCCAGTAGCCGTCGGGTGGCGCGTCGGTGTTATAGGGAGCGCCCGTCCCGCTCACATCGGCGAAAGCCGGAGTACCGGTTTGCTGCAGATAAATGCGTTGTTGCGTCGCACAAAAGTTATATACGTGATCGGCCGCATCGCGATACCCATATGATCCACAGACCTGGGCCGGCAGCGCTGATGAGTTCGGCACCGGGCTCGGCATCGGGCCGTAGGCTTGCTGCGAGCGCGGCACCACATTGAGCGCGGTCACGGTGCCGGGATTGCCGAAGGCCGGTTGATCGGGCAGATATTCGCCGAACGGTACAAGCGCCATGCACATTCTCACAGATGAAGAGTTCGAGGCTTCCATCCCCAGGGACGAAGAGCTCGAGGCTGTTATCGCCGCCCTAGTTGAGCGAAAGAACGCCGCCGCCGACGGCTCGGCCGAGCGGCGTTTCCTGATCCGGCAGCTCGCCGGGCTTCGTTATTCCCGCGAACTAGCCGGGCCGATCATCGAGAATCTCGACCCGTATTGGGGCTCGGAATCCTTCTGGGGCGCATACACCTGACCCGTTCCATCGCCTCATAAGCCGCCGCCATCGCGGTCGCATCGTCGCCGGTCGTGGCGGCGAACCATGCCGCCACTCCGGCCTTCGCCATCTCGGGCGTTGGCTTCGCCGGAGTGCTCACTGACCGTCCTGGCTCGCCGCTCCTAGCCCGGCAGCGCCCAGCAAACTCCTGCGATGGCTGCTGCCCGGTATAGGGCGCGGTCGCGTCGTCAAACAGCGATGGCATCTCAATAGCCGAACAAACGCTGCCACCAGGATGGTGTATACGGCCCCCCCGGCGGCTGCGTAGCAACGCTTGGGGCACCCTGGACGCGTGCGATGTCGGCATCCGACATACCGCCGGCTTTCAGCGCGGCGATCGTGGCTGCCGACAATGAAATGGTCTGCGAAGCCCCTGGCGGCGGGGGTGCCTGTGCCGGTGGAGATGGCATCACCGCAGACCCCGATTGTGTCCCCGGCCTCCCCTGATAACCGGCCCACCCCTGGCTGCCGCCGGCCGGTGGCATCGGACTGCCGGGACCGGTGACGACCGGCGGCTGTGCCCACGGCGGGGTCGCCATCGGCGTCGCCTGGGCCAACAATCCACCGGTCGGATAATAAGGGGGCGCCGATGGCCGGGTCGCTGGGGCTAAGGTTGGCGCTGGGGCTGGGGTTGGCGAGGCTGTCGCGGCGACGGCACCAGGGGCGGCACGAGCGAGCCGAGCGGCCAGCGCAGCATAACCCTCCGGGGTCGAAGCCTGCTGCCACAGCGCTTGTTGTTGTGGGTTGGCAGCGGTAAACGCCGACGGAGGCGCCACACGCACCGAGGCGGGCGCGGCACTCCCGGCCCAGTTGCCTCCAGCCATCGAGGTCGGGCCCACCACTCCGCGATAGAGCGAGGGATCGACGCCGGGTCCGGTGTAAGTCGAGGGCGGCGCGGGTTGCGGTACCTGGGATGCAGGTTGGGTCGAACCGCTGAACAAGCGACGCAGCTGCGACCAGAGCGAGCCGTCGTCGGGCACGGTGTTGTCGAACATCAGGGGTTCCGCACGTCCGTCTGGATCATCAGGCCGTGCGGGAATTTGGCCCGCCGGTCAGCCAGCCGGATGCGCTCGATGGCATTTTCGCGCGCGCCGAGCCATATCGGCAATCGCGGATCGTCGCCGATATAGGGTGCCGCACACACAAGCGTGCCCCACAGATAGGCGCTGGGGTACTGCGTCAGGAGCCAATTGGTCGGCATCGCGGCGCTGAGCGGGGGAATGCCCGAGAGGTAATCGATGTTGATGACCCCCGGCGCATCGGTTGGGGCCAGGGTGTTGGCCAGCGAGACAGCGAATGTCTGGTCGGTGTTGGGCGAGCTGGCGTGATGAATGACCGCCGTGCCGGTGCCGGGCTCGACCCAGATCGAGGAGAGCGCATCAGCGGCGTTCGCGGTTTCCGGCATCAGACCGACAAAGCTCGTTGGAGTGATGCCGGGGTCCACATAGAGGGTTGCAGCCGCGGCGGGAGTGAGCGTCACCGTCGGACCCCCGAAGCCTTCCGCGCTCTCCGCTTGCGGTGTACCGACGATCCGCAGATTTAAGCCCTCGATCGTGAAGGCGACCGGATAATTGTCCAGTTGATAGAGAGCCAGATTCATGTCGAGGTTGCGGGGCGTCTGGTACTGGAAGTGCTTTTTGCCGAACGCCGTATTGATCCAGATCGTGCGCAGCTCTCCGTAATCGAGCGGCAACGCGATGGTGTCGGAACCAGGAGTGGGGATGAGCTGCGCGGTCTGCTCGGTAAAGCGCGTTTGCAGCCGGTCGCGCGCCTCCTCCTCGAACATCGCGATCATGTCAGGAACGGCGGGCGCCACCAGCGGATCGCCCGGGCGGGCGAGCCAATCGAGCACGGTCGCCTGCAGACTGACGTAGCTGTCAAACGGCATGTCAGCGCACTGCGATACCGAGCCCGCTGCCAAAGACCGCGAGTCCCAGGCATACGAACAGCACCAGATATACGACATGCGGCGTCCACGGCGGCGTGTGCTGACCCCACGCGCCCCACGGCGGCCCGATTACGAACGACAGGATCAGCAACACCCAGAACAAGATTTGCACGACCATCGCGGTCTCGCCTCAGATGATGAAGTGACCGATGCGCAAGTAACGGTACTCGTTGCTGTTCAGCAGCCGCAGGACCGCTTTCTTGTGGTTCTTGTCCCACGCTCGGACGCCATATTTCTGCAGCCACTCGAGCTGAATGTCGGGTGTAATACGCGCCGCTAAGCGCATCGACTTGTCGCGGTTCCAACCGTCCCACTCGGAAGCCAGGCGCTTGTTGGCTTCGATGACGGGACCGTGGTCGACCGTGCGGCGAATAATGCAGCGCTCTTCGCTTTCGTCGTACTTGTAGTGCTCGGCCGCCCCCGTGTGAGGGTCGCGGCTCAGAAAGCGCCAATCATTCCTGGATGACATCTTGCCCGTTTACCCGAGGGGCTGCACCCGCAGCTACCTCGAATGCGCCCGGCTCTGCTTTGATGATCTGTTGCCGGAGCTTTTCTAACACCAGCAGCCGAATAGGCGGCACCTCGGCAAGCGCCCCCATAACTACCTGCAGCTCGCCCGCCGTCAGATTGACAGTCAGCATCGTGTTGCCGTCGATCATATCATTTCTCCTCGATCTTCCCAGCCAATTCCTGCACCGCCTGCCACAACACCGCGACTAAATCGTGATAAGCCAACCCCTCGATCCCGGTTTCCGGGTCCTTGTGGTAGCCAGCAAATTTGTCGCCCATCACCGCCAACACTTCGTCGGCAATAAAGCCGCGATGCAGCGGCATATCTTCGGTATCCTTGTCTTTCCAGTGAAACTCGATCGGCGAAAGTTTCATCACCTGATCGAGCGCGCCTGCATCGGGACGACGAATCCTGTCTTTTAACTGCCGGCTGCTGAGATTGTTGAGCCAATAAGTCGCAACCTGCGACCACGCCTGGCCGGCAAGACCGCAACTGACCACATTATTGGAGCTCGGCAGGATGCCGGCGCAGCTTATCACCGCGCCGGTCTGCATGTAACCCGCATTGTTGTACCACTGCGGACCACCAGCAAAGGTGAGTGTGCCGCCGACCGACAGCTGCCCCGCGACGCTGGCGCCGCCGTTGGCATTGAGCACGCCGCCGTTGCCGCCGACCGTGATATTGCCGCTGAGGTCGATCGCCAGCCGCGCCAAACTGGCCGACTGATCGGCAATCTGGAATGTCCCGTCGCTGATCGCCCCGACCGACCAGTTGCGCGCGGTGACCTCGTAAAACATGCGCGCGTTGAATGTCGCGTCGGCCAGGACGGTCAGCGGGTCGCTGGCGCCGGGGTTGTGGATTATGGCAGAGCGAGCGTTCAGGCTGGTCAGCGTCGAGGCGCCGTTGACCACCAGATTGGCGTCGAGTTGGGTGTTGCCGGTGTTGTGCAATGTGTTGCTGACCGTCAATCCGGTGCCGCCGACGCTGGCGCCGCCGTTGGCATTGAAGACGCCGCCGATAGTGAGCCCCGGATTTATCTGCACGCTGCCGCTGGTGGGGAAATTGTATAGACCGGAAATGCCAAACCCGCCGCTGAGGCTGGAATAGCCCGAGACAAACAGCCGCTGGCTGTTGAGATCCCCGATCAGCATGCCGCCCGACGGCGCCGGCGGCGCCCCGACGGTCAGACCGGGGCCAAATACTGCTTGGTTTTGCTGCACGGTTGATCCGACAGGCGTAGTCGCGATCACCAACGTTGTACCCTGCGAGGTGTTGGTAAAATTTTCCAGTGCTAACGCCGCGACGTGCGCCGTCGTCGCACCCCAGGCGGTCGACCCATAACCTTGCCACGAGAGGGACCCCAGCGACTCGTTCGCCATGACCTGGGTTGGCGCGACGCCAGTTCCATCGGCGCGGCCGAACCGAAGGCCGCCGACATTGGCAAAGGAAGTGTATTGAACAATCGGATCCGCGCCATCTTCGCCGACAACCTGCAATGGTACCGCAGTCGTACCGACAACCGGCGGCAGCGGACCCGTGTTCCGGTTGATGACCAGATGGCTATAGGTGACGGCTCCCCCGGCTCCATCACCGGTGATCGGCAAGAATGGGTTCAGCAGGGCAAACGCACCATTGCCGGCGTTTAGTGCGGAGTTATAGACAAGCTCGACGGCGACGCTCCCGAGGATGTCCTGGGCGAGGATCGGAACCCAGCCGGTGGGACCCGGTGCGACATGCT